GACTGGAACGAGTTCCACACACGGGTCGAATGGCAGTCGAACGACTAGACCGCCGGACACACATTTTGGCCTATAACCCCAACACCGAGACAGGCACGGAATCATCGCCGCGTTTACAGCCGCTTGTGAATATCGCCATATATTCCTCTCCGACACCAAGATGCTTTGATAATCGAGCGGCGTTCTGCTTGTTGACGTAACCTACACAGCCAGCACCAGATGCGTGAATGGCCACTGCATTCTTATCGTATTTATTGCCGGGCTCTCTGACTAATTCGGCCTTCGCTAAGGGTCGCGTATCTGCATTCAGCACGGCCTCCTCATAGTATGCGGATCCTCGTATGGAACCGGTATAGATACCGAGCTTGTAAACCTGCCCACTAGATCTATTCGGCAATAAGCCATTCGGCGCTTCCAGCACCAGTTGGCCGTTATACAGGTTGAGCTGCAGGTTGGTGTTGCCTTCGTCGTCCATCGTCACCAAATCAAGTTGGTGTTCGGCGGGGAGGAAGGCACCGCTGTATATCGGTACGTATTCAGTCAATCCTTGGACTGGTTTCAAGGTTCGAGGGTCGGCAGGATGCTGAGTGGTTTCCAGCCCGACGAATGCAGAAGGGCGAATCGGCGGATTCTTCATCGACCCCGAACCGGAGCCCTTCACTGCTTGATTTGGCTGAGACCGCCCCCATCTTTCCTCTTTGGGTTTTGTCATTTCGATAAGTATGTATGCCGGTAGGCAAAGCAGTGGAATTCCTATGGAAAAGAACAGTATCCAGCCCATTGCGCCCCCTTACGCGGCCACGTTGTCGTGCAGCCATTGTTTGTATGCCTGGATTATCCAAGGCATTACGTTCATCTCTTTTGCCATGAGGGTTTCGTCTCCGTCGTATATGTTTTCGGCGGTCTGGTATTCCACTTGGCTTATGAGCATTCGGGCGGCTTCTATATCCGCTCGTTGTTCCGTGTAGCGGTCGGCGTGGCCTCCCCTGTCGCGGTGTTTGGCGTGGCTGATTTCGTGGGCCAGTACGCACCGGTATTGGGTTGGGGTGAGGTCGTCCGCTATGTAGATGGTCTCGGTGTTCGCGTCGTAGAGTCCTTGGTACCCGGTTTGCATCGGGGTGATGATGACTCTTTTCGCGTACCACCTGGCTTCCTGCTCTAGGTCTGTCGTCACGGCAGCTCCTCGTATGCTTCCTGTTCGGCCTTGGTGTCGCCCGGCTTGGCCACCAGTGTTTGCATACGAGCAAACGCTTTCTTTGCAAGCTGAGCGTCAGATTCAATCTGAGCTTTTGCAGACGCTTCTTCAAGGATAAGGAATGGATCGCAGCCAAGTACCCTCGCGATGGCGTCAATCTCTTCGGTGTTGAAACAGCGATCACCACGAATCTTGTTGTAGTAGCTGTTACGTCCGATACCGGTAGCTGCACAAAGGTCGTCTATCGTCATGTTGCGGTCACGACGTCGATTTTCGATAACCTCTATGACTCTTTGCGTGAAGAGTGATTCATATTTGCTCATGTGAAAGATTGTACCGTTTTCCGGTACGTTTGCAAAATTCGTACCGTTTTGGGTTGACAGTACGTACCGGATACGGTACTTTATAAAACATGCAAACAAACACACAGCTCTCCGCAACATCAATAGAACTGATTAGGGCAGTAAAGGCCGAGGCGGCGCGCTCGGGCGTGTCCACCCCAGAACTAGCCCGCCGAACTGGGCGCGACCGCAAATTCTTCTACGACCGCTTCCTATTCCTCAAAGCCTTTTCCACTGATGACCTCGACGCCATCGCCACAGCCCTCGGCATCACCGCCGCCGACATCATCAACTCGGCACGATTCGCAGCCGAAATGCACAACGCGAAGGCGGTGGCGTGATGGTTAGGACCTACCGGCTTGGCGGCGCGGAACGTGAGAGGGCCCGTGCGCTGATTCGTATTCTCGGCATCGACATGGATCGTGTCAGATGGTTGGACGGCCACCCGATGACGGTTCGCGTGTTTGATGACGGCAAATGCTGGGTCGAATACACGGGACTCGTCGTCTGCGACAAGGAAGACATCGATTTCTGTCTCCGTGGGCTCGAACCCGTGGATGTCGGGCCGGGGTCTATAGGGACAGGATCCGGGAATGCCGGAACAGGATTCTTCGCGAGGATACGCGGATGTCTCTCGATTTCGAGGTCTCGACCATCGCGACGATGACGGTGCCGGACTCATGGCGCTTGAGCTTGGAGTCCCCACGGTATTCGACGATAGCGCCGCCAGTCGGCGTCACCCGAATGTCTCGTTCGGTGAGCCACCCGTTGTTGCGCAGTATCCACCCGTCCCCATCCGTCTTCTCTACTCCCCAATCGGTCGAGAGGTACAGGCGTCGTTCCGCGTCGAAGGACAGCAGCAACGCCGTCAATCCCATCCAGTTGTCCGCCAGCCATTTCCACATGGCTCAGATTCTAGCCACAAAAAAATGCCGCCGATTGGAGCGGCGGCGAATGTCAGATTGAAAGAAGGTCCAAAATGACTGAATCCAATGTACAGCCCTTCGAGTTTCGGGGCAACCCGGTCGCCACGGTGACCGCCGAGAACGGGACGGTGCTGTTCTGCGCGAAGCACGTCGCCACCGCACTCGGATACAGCAACACCCGTGACGCAATCAGGAAGCACTGCCGTCATATCGATGGGGTCGCGAATCGCTACCCCATCACCGACAGCCTCGGCCGCGCCCAACAGGCCGTGTTCATCACCGAAGGCGACGTGTACCGCCTCATCGCCAGCAGCAAGCTCCCCAGCGCGGTCGAGTTCGAGCATTGGCTGTTCGACGAGGTCGTACCCCAAATCCGTCGCACCGGCGGTTACATTCCCCAGGGCGAAACCCCGGAGGAGACGATGGCTCGCGCGGTGCTCATCGCGCAGAGAACCATCGAAGACCAGAAGAAGCAGCTTGAGGCCCAGAGGCCGAAGGTGCTGTTCGCTGACGCTGTCGCAACGTCGAAGCGGAGCATTCTGATTGGGGAATTGGCGAAGATCCTCAAACAGAACGGCGTGAAGACCGGCCAGAACCGGTTGTTCAAGCAATTGCGTGAGGACGGTTTCCTGATGAAGCGCAACGGGAATCCGAACATGCCGACGCAGAAGAGCATGGAACTGGGTTTGTTCGAGGTCAAGGAAACATCGATTGCCCATTCGGATGGTCATGTGTCGTTGAACTTCACGACGAAGGTCACGCCCAAGGGCCAGCAGTACCTCATCCAGAAGTATCTGGGCTGCACTCCCCTTGACTTGGAAGCGGGTGCGTGATGGCCGGTAGTCAAATCGAATCGTCTCTTGACGGCTGGTCGATCGCCAAGGTGGCGAGCTTCCTTGGTGTCTCGAAGGGCAGTCTCTACGTGTGGTCGTGCCACGACAAGTGGGGAGGCCGGTATCCGCCCGCGCCGAAACGCGTAGGCCGCAGGCTCGTTTGGAATCCACAGGAGGTCATCGACTACCGGGACCGGCGGTGCGCGATAAGCCGCAGGGAGCTGGTCTACGGCGAATAAGGGTTTCCCGGATTCGAAACCGGGAGAAAAGCGGTGTCGGCGTCGCACTGTCCAAGGTTCACGCCGGCACCAACATCACCAATCACATTGAAAGGAAAACAAGTGATGTCAGGACACAAGATTACCGGAATCCACGCCATCGGCGTCGAGATCCCGAAGGGAATGTCATTCAAGGAGCTCATGGAGCAGCTGCTTGAGGGAGGAGAGGTTGAGTTGGAGAAGGAGTTGGACGAGGAGACGCGCCAGCCGGAAACCGGCAAGTGTGATTGTCCGGTGTGCGATCCGGACAAGGACACCGTGGAGGAAAGATTGTTCCATCCGGTCGATCAGTGGCAGCACGCCGTCGATGTGGCCAGTGACGTGCATGACGCGGCCGGCTCTCTCGAACACGCGCTGTTCGAGCTGGGTGAGAACCAGTTGGCGTTCGAGGCGTCGATGATCCTCAGCCAGTCGCTGACCCTGCTGCGTGCCATCCAACGCAAGCGCAAGGAGGTTGCGGAATGAGCATCGAAGCATTGCGCAAAAAGAAGCGTATGCGCCGACCCCGGCCGAGGTTAACGGACGGGCAGAAATCGGCCGTATTACTGGCTCTCACGTTCTTCGAGGGTTGGCTGGTCGGTTTCGCCGGCACGCATAGTCGCATCCCCAGTCCGGTGGGTACGCCGCAGTGGATGATAACCGGCTCGCTCGCATTGGCTGTCGTATTGCCGCTCGTGTTCGTGGGAATCCTGTTGAAGTGGGGTGGCGATGGAACAGCCGAGTGAGTTCACTCTTTGTCTGCCGGGCGACCCGGTGCCGAAGGGGCGTCCCCGCGTCTACAACGGGCACGCGATGACCCCGAAACGCACCGTCAGGGCGGAGGAACGCCTGTTCGCGGAATTCAGGCTCAAATACCCGCAGGCGAAACCATACCAGTGCCCGGTCAGGTTGGAGGCCGAATTCTGGATGAGCCATCGCGGCCGCCCGGATCTCGACAACCTGCTGAAGCTGGTTCTGGACTCCCTGAACGGCGTCGCCTACGTGGACGACGCGCAGGTCGTCGAATCCCATGCCACCAAGCGCATGCCCGACCTATGGGTGTACGGAGCCAAAGGCAAATACCGGAAACGCAAGAGCGGTGATCCGTACACGTGTTGCGGGCATGAGTACGAGCCACATCTCTATATCCGTATCAAACCGCTCCCGGAATGGGAGCCGAACAAGCAAGGACAAGCATGATGCCTGACCGGCGTCTCTGGATGCCGCGTTGCAGGACATGCGGGCCGCTCGGCAAGCCCACCGGACTGGACGAGGCGGTCACCTGCTGCAACCGGCACACGAACCAGACCAAGCATCAGACGGCGTGGTATCCCACCTACGCCCAAATCATCGTGAAAGGCACATCAAATGACTGCGAATGACACGTCAACCATTGAAACCACGGAGGCCGTGAACCCGGACGGGGAATTGCGCCAAGGATTGTTCGCCGCGCAGGCGGCGCGCATCGTCGAACTGCAGGCCGAGATCGCCAGCCGACAGGAGGAAATCGACAATCTCAAATCCCTGATTCTCGACTCGCATCCGGTCGGCACCTACCAGGCCGGCAACCTGAAGGTGCAGGTCAAGCCGGGCGCGCGCCGCATCAACGCCGGCACGTTCGAAAAAGCCTACCCGGCCACCAAGTATCCCGGAGCCTACCAGTTGCGGCCGCGGCCGCTCAGCCAGTTGGAGAAGCTGCTGTCGGCGGACGCGGTGGCCGATTACGCGATGAGCGGCAAGCCGACGGTGGTGGTCTCATGAACGCAGAACTGTCCAGCCTGGGCATCGCCCAGATCGTGGAAAGCGTTATCGCCGACTACGACCTGCACGACGAGGACGGCAACGAGCTGACCGACGACCTGTACGTCATCCGTTCCGAGCAGCTCGACGAGCTGGGCCTCACCGTCGCCAGACGCATCCACAAGGCCATACGCGAACTGGAGGCGCAGGGCAAGACCGGTTTTCCCGTGCATTCGATGGCCTTCGGCAGCATGCCGGTAACCATCGCGAAGGACGGCGACCGCACCTACACGCTGCGCTTCGACAATTCGGACGAGGCGGTGGCCATTACACGGCTCAGCAGAACCGCGTTGGCGGACATTAGGAAACAGATCAACGAGTTTTTGAAGGAGGTGAAGAACCATGAGCATGAATGACGCCATTCTCGCCGTAGCACAAGCCCAACAGCAGGGTGACGCGATACCCGTCGACGTGCCGCCCATGACGCAGTCGGCACCCGATATGGACAAGCCGCCGGCAACGCCGAAAACCAAGACGGACACGATGGAGGAACCACGATTGTGGCCGGAGATCCGCCAGCTCATCGAAGCGGATATCCAGAACGCTCCGCGTGAGCTGCAGCGTGAGATAGGCCCATCCGAACTGGGAACGGATTGCGTGCATTGCCTCGCGGCGAAACTGGCGGGCTGGCCGGAGCGTCGTTCGCCGGGTTGGCGGCCGTTCATCGGCACGTGCGTGCACGAGCACTTCGAGCAGATGTTCCGCGAGCTGAACAGGGATCCTGCGCACCAGTTCCTCTACACGAGTGAGGACAACGTGACCGAACTCGTGGAGCGCTGGCGCAGCGAATATCGCGTCACCGTAGGCCGATTGCAGGGCCTGCACGGCGGCTATGACGTCACCGGTTCGATCGACCTCTGGGATCGCAAAACCCATAGCACCATCGATTGGAAGAACGTCGGCAACACGACCGTCACCAAGGTCAAGGCCCACGGCCCATCGCAACAATACCGGATACAGGCGTCGCTCTACGGCATGGGCCTGCAGAACGAGGGCGAACGGGTGGAACGCAACTGCATTTACTTCCTGCCCAGCAACAAGACCAGTTTGGGCGACGCTTTGCCTTGGGAGACAAGGTTCGACCCGGAGCCCGGCAAATGGGCGTTGAGCCGCGCCCAACTGCTCGTCAACCTCATGGATTGCGTGGAGCAGGCGGAGGGCCCCGACGTGCGCGACAGCTGGATCAAACAGTTGCCGGCGGCCGGACCCGACAAGTGCTTCTCCTGCAAGGGCCGGGTCTGGCCGGATATGAGCGCGCTTCCCGAGTTCGACGAGAAGCCGTGGCCGGACGTGCCCGACAAATGGCTCCAACTCATCCCCCTAATCGAATCCGAATACCAGTTCACCGAATAACGAAAGGAAAACAATCATGTTCGGACAGCCACAGCAACAGTATGGTTACCCGCAGCAGGGTTACCCCCAACAGGGGTATCAGCAGGGGTATGGTCAGCCGCCGGCACGCCCGGCCGTGTCCATGACCCCGGAGCAGATGCTTGCCAGCATCGAATCGCAGAGCAGCAAGGGCGCGAAATTCGAACAGCCCGGCACATCGATCAGCGGAATCATCGAGAACGTGACCGCCAACCAGATCCGCGATTTCAAGTCCCGCCAGCCGAAGTTCTTCGATGACGGACAGCCGCAGATGCAGGTGCTCGTCACCATCAACACCGGCGTCACCGATCCGATGGTGGAGGACGATGACGGCCGGCGCACCGTGTACATCAAGGGCTTCGGCCTCCAGCGCCGCGCATGGCTTCAGGCGTTGCACAACGCCGGGCTGAGGAAGGCCGCAGAAGTGCGGCCTGGCGACCGTTTCACGGCCACGTTCACCGGTTTCGGCGAGGCGAAGCCCGGCATGAACGCGCCGAAACTGTTCGAATACGTGATCGAACACCAGTCGCCGGCCGACCTCGCCATGAACCAACCCCAGCAGCCCGGCATGCAGCAAGCCCAGCCGGCATACCCGCAGCAGCAGTACGCGCCCCAGCAGCCCATGCAGGCCCCGAATCAGGGATATGCGCCGGCTCCGGTCGACCCATGGAACCCGCCGACGCAGCAGCAGCCGCAGCAACCCGCCCAGCCGGTACAGCTCGGCCAGCCACAGCAGCAGGCTGATCCGATGAAGGTCAACCAGTTGAAGGCCGTGGGCAAAAGCCCGCAGGAGATAGCCGCATTGTTGGGCGTGCCGGTCGAAGCGGTCACCGCCGTCACCGACCAGGCGCAACCCCAATACCACGGGGGTTCCGAACAGATGCCGGAAACCGGTGAATTCTGATGGACGAACTGCTGAAACACCTGCAGAACCAGTGGCTCGAGCTGATGAAGGACATGGATTCCCTCGCCTCCGACCAGGCCGGTTTTTGTGACGTCGACTCGGAAAGCCTGCAGCTCATGAGCGTGAGGCTCGTGCTCCTGGGCTGGCACAAGAGCAAGGATTCCGACAAGGACTGATACCAGTCCCGACCGCCGTAGCCGTATCCAAGCGGCCGGCACGTATGCAAAGGCGTGCACGGCACCAACCACATTTTCACATCACGTCAAAGGAGTTTCAGGAATGACCGACATCTACGGCTATGCGACGGCCGCGCCACTGTACCGTGCGGCGGGCTGGATGCAGGTCATCCCCCTGCCGGAAGGCCGCAAGACCCCACCACCCAGCGGTTTCACTGGACGCAGCCGCAAACCCGTCACCGACGAACAAGTACAGGTCTGGTCGCAGGCGACCCCGGACGCGAACACGGGAATCGTCATCCCCGAAGGCGTATTGGTGTTGGACATCGACGCCGCACAAGGCCATCAGGTCAAGGCGGACGGGGCGAAAGGCATCAGCGAACTCAGCCAGGAGCTGGGAGCATTGCCGGCCACGTGGAGCAGCACGTCGCACGGCATCGATTCGCCGGCACGCCACCTGTTCTACAAGGTGCCCGAGGGGCTCATGTGGAAGGGCGGCGCCATCGAGGGCGTCGACGTGCTGCAGCCCGGCCACAGGTACAGCGTGGTCTGGCCGTCCATCCACCCGAGCGGCGAAATGTACTGCTGGTACACGCCCAGCGGCAGGGTTGCCAGCACGCTCCCCCGCATCAGCGACTTGGCGACACTGCCATGGAAGTGGGTGGACTACCTGCGCAAACCCGACAGCATGGCGAACCCGAAGGAATTAAAGTGTTCGAATTCGAACACTTTAACCCCCTCGAATCCGAGGGAATACGACGACCGCATGTGCAAGGCGGTCAACACGTTCCTCAACAAGACGCTCGCCAACCCCGCTTCCAAAGGCTCAAGGCATGACACCACGCTGCAGGCCGTCTGGGCGTTGGTTAACTTCGCGCAGGAAGGCCATCGTGGAGCGCTCGACGCCATCAGCCAATTGAAGCCACGGTTCATCGCCGAGGTGGCCCCCGACCGTCAAGGCAAGGAGCGTGAGGCGGCACGCGAATGGGCCAGCATTCTCAGTGGCGCGATGGAGAAGGTCAACGGCGTGCAATCCCACTCTGATCCGTGCGAGCAGTCGAAAATCGAACGCATGACGCCCGGCGAGTTCGACGAACTCACCCAAAACGCGGCTGCGAGTCAAATGGAGGAAAGTCACCCGGAAGCAGTTCAAAACACTGGAACAATGCCGGTTCAAGCCGGTTCAACACCCGTCGCATCGGTTCAAAACGGTTCAATGGAAAGTCACGAGGCAAGTAAAAACGCCTCCTCCAGCTGGCAGTTCGAAGACCTCACCCAGCTCGCTTCCGGCATTGAACTGCCGCCCACGCCCACCGTGTTCCAACGAGAGGACGGCCAAGGCCTCTTCTATAGGGGCGCGGTCAACGACCTGCACGGCGAACCCGGCTGCGGCAAAAGCATGCTCGCCCAGATCGCCACCGCCCAGGAACTCAAACAGGGACATGACGTGATCTATATCGACTATGAGGATTCCGCCAGAAACGTCGTCAAGCGTCTCCTGCTGCTCGGCGTGACCGGCGAACAGATCGTGCAGCATTTACACTACGTGCGGCCCAGCGCCAAGCCGAGCAGCCCCACCAGCCTCGACGGCTGGAAGGAAACCCTCGACTACGCGGACACGGCCACGCTGGCCATCATCGACGGCGTCACCAGCTGCCTCGCCTACGCCGGCCTCGACAGCAACAGCGGTGACGACATCGCCGCCTGGTACAACACCATGCCACGACTCATCAGCGCCTGTGGGCCAGCAGTCGTACTCATCGACCACGTCGTCAAAAGCAAGGACAACCGGGGCCGCTACGCGGGCGGCAGCATGCAGAAACTCGCCCTCATCGACGGCATCAGCTACAGCGTGGACATGACCAAACCTGTCGGCAAGGGCGTGAAAGGCACCATCGTCATCAAATCAGGCAAAGACCGAATCTCGGAGATCGAGGAGCATTGCGCCGTCAGTTGGAGTTCGAATGGCTCGCACCTGCGCGAAGCCGCACGCATCGAAATCAACAGCACTGACCCGAAACTCATGCGCGTCACCATCGCACGACCAAACATGATGCCCAGCGATGAAACCACACGACAGCGCGGCCTCGAACGACCCACCGGACTCATGGAGAAGATCAGCCGGATCGTCGAGAACGCGCCCGAGGAGCCGAACCAGACCGAAATCATCGAACTATTGAAGGACGACGGGTCAAGCGCACGGAAGACCACCGTGCTCACCGCCATCAACCGGCTGCTCGAAGGCGGATGGATATCCAACCGCTCCGGAAGAAACAACCGGAACATCTACGCCAGCGTCAGACCATACCGGCAGATGAACGACCCAAAATCGGACGCTTTCGTGGACCGTATGAGCAGGGAGGAGGCGAACGAATTGGAAGACGAAAACCATCTCGAAATCTAGTTGTTCCCGTTGTTCCCAGTTGTTCCGAGTTGTTCCGGGAACAACTGGAGTAGCGATGTCCAGCTGTTCCCAGCACTCCCCACCCACACTACGTGTGTGGGTGGGTGCGGGAACAACTGCGACTCGGCCCTCCGGAACAGCCAAAAAAACACGTCAACGACACTAGTTGTTCCCAACCAAGAAAACGTCAGAAAGGAACCACGAAATGGCACTCACATTCAGGGAGCAAATCGAAGCTACCGCATGGGAGCTCGGCAACGGAGAAGGAACCATGCCCGAGCTTCGGAAGCGGTTCGACGCTGACCCCGAGACCCCGAATTTCGACCCGACCAAGGCGTTGGAGATGCTGCACATACTCCAGCTCATCAACTACAAGCAAGCCGGCAAGGGACGCGGACGCGCCCGCTGCCACTATCTGAAGAAACCCGAATACGGACTGCTCAACCTCAATGAGCCGAAACCAGCTCCCAAGGACGAGCGGGAGCGGGAGACCCGCATCCAATGGGCCAAGGACTTCCGCGTCATCGCCGACTGGCTCGACGCGAACTGTTACACGACTGAAAGCGAGGAAGCATGAAAGAATCCGTCACCATCCAATACCGCTGTGAGGATGCTGACACCAATCTGGTCGAAACCATCCCAATCGCCTCCATCGGCATCGACCAGTGGAGTCAAGGCCATCCCGTCCTGTTCAACATTGACCGGAGAGGACATCACGGCCGCCGTATGCTCAGCGTACTCATCACCGCCTGCGAAGCGGTGCTGCATGAAATCCAGGACATCAAATGGGAGGACTGACCCATGGCCGGACCGATTGACGTGATTCAACGGGCGCTCAGCGCACTGGCCTCAGCGGGATTGGGCAGCGAGTCGCCGGCAGAGGCGTATGTGCTCGGCTACCAGGCCGGCTGGCGGGAAGCGCTCGACCTGTGCATACGAATCGAAACGGCAATCAACAACGAAACGGAGGAAACGAATGAGCATCATCAGCAGTGAAATCGAGGCGCAGAAGCAGCGTGACCCGTCGTACATCGACAGTGGCCTGCAGTGGGCGTGGGGACGAGGATACAAGGCCGGAGCGTCACGCGGAATCACCGAAGAGGAGATTGCCGCCGCCATGGCCGAAACCCGAAAGTTCATCACGCTCCCCGGCGCGTGGTTGGAGAACATCATCAGAATCGCGTTCGACGCGGCAAGAAGAAAGGCAATGGAGGAGTGAGCAGGCCACGCGCCCGTGAACGCAAACCAGCATGGCTTCGCGCGTTCATCCCGAAAACGAGTCCCCTCGTTGTCACCGTCTGCGAGGGGTGCGGCCTGTACGTCATCGAGGATCGGGAAACCGTGTGGGAGTCGTGGGATTACGGGTGTGTGGCGGGTGACGACCTGACCGTGGCGATAATCCTCGGCCGGCCGTTGACCCGCGTCACGTGGCTTCCCTCCGTCGGCCACCCGCTGCTCCGTAGCACCTGCGGAGATGCAGGCATCAGACCGGACGGCCAGTATCTGGCCATGCACATGTGTCATCTCGCCCGGATAAGCGTCAAACCGTTCAAACCGCCGAAACGGGAACGCCCGCCAGGCAAGCCATGGGGCGGGCCGAAACTGTCGAAGCAGGAGATAGCCGAATTCAAACGCATATGGAACATGCCATACAGCCGGCTCAAATACGAGAAAGCCCCAACCATGGTCGGCCAGGGCGATGAGAAGCAAACATTATTCTAGCCGACCAGCCGGAAGGGGCCAACGTGAACTGCCAGAACTGCAAAACGATAACCGAAGGGGGATATTCACTGTGCGAGACGTGCGAACTGCGTTTCGCCGGCACGCTCCTGCGACTGGCGCGCGACGTCACGCCGTTGCATGACTCGTTGGACGCGACCCTGCATCCGGGCGGGCATTCGCCCACGCGAATCCAGACCGCCACTCCCCCGACTCCAATCAGGCTCGACGTGCTCGACCTGATCGACATGCTCGACGCCACGGCCCGTGAACTATGGCGCCGCCTCGACGGCATCGACGCCTTGGACTGGCGCAAAGACAAACGCAACGAGGATCTGAAGGCCACGCTCATCGCATGCGCAGGCCACCCCAGGCTCGCCACGTTCGCGGACGCGGGCTTCTACATGCACGTCGTTGACGGCATCGCACGCAAAGTCGATGCTGCGCTGGACCCGCCGGAGCAACGCCGCGAAATCGGCACCTGCGAACTATGCGAGACCATGCTCACCGCTGGGGCAGCAGACCAGTGGGTGACATGCCCGGTCTGCGGGAGGGAACAGCGAGCGCAGACGGTTAAACTGCGTAGGCTCAAGACGTTGTGTTGGGATGATTCCAGGCGCGGGTCTGCGGCTGAGATAGCCAAGGTGTTCACGGACGCGGGAATCACCGTCAAAAGGCATACGCTCACCGTGTGGAAATCCCGAGGCAAGCTTGATGTCACGCCCCAAGGCATTTCATACAGCAGCGTCTACCGGCTCGTCATCAGTGGCGGACTTCCCGTTGTCTAAATGAAAGTGCAACACCCGTTAGATTGGAAATTGCCTAGAAAACCAGTCCGAAGGGATGTCGCACCTA